ATGTTATATTTTGATTTACAGTTAAATCTGTGAATGGAACAACATCAAATAGTGTTAAATCAAATAAGTTTGTAAGTGGATTGGAAGAATCATAAGATCCACTCTCAAGAGCATAATCATAGACTCTTGCTAAACCAATTTCTTTACCTGAAGCAGATGTAGGACTAGCACCTACTCTTTCATCTCTTAGAGAAACCGTATATGTAGTTGATAATCCAATTTTTGGAGCACCATATACATTATTAAGTCTTAGTGTAGAACCAGTAGAATATTCAACTGCTTGATTTTTAAATTCTTTTGTTGTTCTTGGTTTCTTTACATCTACACTAGCACCTGATGGAATATTTACTTCATATCCTTGAACATATGCTTTACCAGAAGAAATCTGATAAATTGCTAAATCATCTCTGGGTGTATCTCCAGTTACTGTAATTTCATCTCCCGTATATACACCATCACTACCTTTAAAATCTTGTAAACTATTTTTTACTTCCAGTGAGAAAGGTTTTACATAGTAGTTACCACTTTCTTCAAATGTTCTTCTTGCCATTTCATCTGCAAGAATATTATATGAAGTATTTTCTACCTTTGAATAAGAGATAGCACCATTAATAATATCTGCTAATTCAATAAAGTTTTGTGGAATATCATCTCCATCCATGACCGCAGTCATTTTTGCTTCAATCTTTAATCGATCCGCACCAGGAGCAGCAAAATTGACAAATCCTTGAGAGTTGTCATACAGAGAATCATCATCAAATGATGATACAAAATTCTCTTCAACATCAAATCCTAATTTGAATGTTGGTTCTGCTTCATCTACAGAAACAATTAAAAATTGCTCCTCAACTGTAATAAAATAACCTCTTAGGTAAAATATACCTTCGGTTAGTTTTGCGACACAACCTTCATTTAATTGTTTGACTGTTGCTACAGAAGCACCAGCAGGGAAACTAGTGATAGCAGCATCAGTTAAAGCAATTGAATCTTGCGTATAAAGTGATTCACCAATATTAAATGCTTGCTGTTCGTTATCTGAACCAGCTTCAATAACACTTGTAATTATATGTGTTCCTTGAAATCCTTCAATTTTTGCCTTAACACCAGTATCTTCACCAATAATAATTTTTCCAACTAATGAACTTAGATATTGAGTTATATCTAATCCATTAAAAGTTCTCTCTAACTCAACAGTTAAAGCATGATCTCTAACTACGAGAGATCCAGGAATTACAACAGATCCTTCTTTAAAAATATGATTGCCAAACTGTTCTACTTGATTTTGGATAATACTTTGTAGAGTAGTAAGTTCTCTAGCCTGAACAGGTTGTCCAGGTTTAAACAATACCTTATAAAAGTTTTTGGACTCATCAAAATCGTCAAAATAAGGAAATGTGTTGAGATTAGTTAGTTGTGGCATAACTCTTTAGAATTGCAATACGATTTTGATATCTTCTCTTTGGTTTTCAGATCTCGTAATAGATGGTCTATTATCAACATAAACCAAATCTCCAGAATATTTCTTCACTTCTGGTGCAGAAACACCTTTGGTGAATGTCTGTCCAAGATAGTAACTTAGGTTATTTATGACGAATTTATCATCACTAAACGTGGTATCAATTTTCAAATCTTGATTTGAACCAGTAATATTTAAGGTTCCACCTGACCCTGGAGTGGCAGTAAATTGAATCAAATCATTTCCATAAGTTCCAATGGAGTTCAAATTTTCTAGATCATAATCAAATCCATGAGAAATGCGATCTTGCCAATATTTTAGAACTCCAGTATTCTTATTGTAAGATACGACTCTACCAACAGCAGTAGATCCTGCAGATACTGTTTGTGTAATAGTTGCGTTGGCATCGAACACTGCATTGATATAATCATTTGCAGCATTAACACCCGTCAATTTCAATGCATATAATGCACTTGCTTGATTTTTTTCTAAAGATTCAGTTGAATTGAATTCTTGTGGATTTGCAATAATACCAATTCTTGCAACTCTGTTTCCAACAATGAAGTCTGGGTTCGTAGCATCATTCTTAATCTGTGAATAAATTAAGACCTTTGTGCAACCCAATTCTCTATAGATATCTGCACCATGTCCACCCTTTGGTGGGATAATAACATCGAATGTTGGGGTAGTTGTAGAACTAGTTGGGAAGTTTCCAGTTGTTAGATCAACACGTGCATATGTATACCCAGATCCACCATTTGAAATAGTGACAGAATCAACTTTAGATTGATTGTCAACTACGATAGTTGCTTCTCCACCAGTTCCATCACCAACAATATCGCATGTGTATACTTGGTTTGGTGGTCCAACGTCAACACCTCTACTCGTTACAGTAGCAATTTTCAATTGACCACTATTTGATGCATTTAATCTAACTGATTGATATTCGTCTGCGGTGGCCCAATCAGTAGGAACAGTAATATAAGCTAGAGTGTCAAATTTAATAATATCATTTGGATTAATGGTATACATGTATTTCCAAATATATCCATCACCACTAGTACCAGCACTTCTAGGTTCTAGATCAATAAAAGTTGGTTCATCCAGAGATGGTCTTCCATTTGGGTTTTCTGGATCGGTCCCATTCTGCAAACAAGCATAAACTTTAAAATCTCTATTTACAATATAGAAATTGGCAGAATATAAACTAGTTGCTAAAGATGGTTGAGATACTTTATCTCGATTAATATCATGTCTGTACATGTCATAGGTAATACCTGATGTCCAGGTATTCTTCTTCAAAGCAAATCTAACATTATTGGTATCAACTTTCTTCAATCCAATAATAGTATCCCAGTTATGATTTTCCTGATCAAAATTATCTTTTGGTGCAGGAGGATCTTCATCCCAAGAGGTTATGTATTCATTTGGATTTGTTAATCCAACAAATGTATAATAAGAATTATTGACAGAAGTAATTTCATTAATGAAATTCTTAGCATTCAATATTCTTAGTTGATCTGTTACGATTGCAGACATGATCGTTTATTTTTTAGTTATTTATTAGGTTAATGGTAAGGTTGTTGATCCTACTCCAGGAACTTCAATGATAAGATTTGATCCAACCACATTTAGGGTTACTGGACTTGCTGCAGTTGCAGAACCAAATCCTGAAGTTGCAGTACAAACTCCTGTGACGACAACTCCAGAAGAATTTGTATCAAATTGAGGTGAGTCAACTTCTCCTGTCAAAGGTCCAACAAAACTCGTAGCAGTAACAACTCCTACAGTTAAGTTTGGATTTCCAGTTAAAAGATTTGTTCCATTCCCAAGAGCATCATAAATTTCTTGAAAATTACTATTTACCTTAGTAGCACCAAGAATGAGAGAATCTCCAGTACCGTCATTTGGTGTGGTTCCAGTTGATATACCTTGTAATGCCATTATGATAGATTAACTTTATCACCTATTTATACTCAGACCACTTAATATCATTTCTACATCTTATTTCCATATTGATAGAAACTCTCCACTCTTTGGTAGGAACAAAATTGGGATCATGATGAAGATCACCAGGAAAGATAATTAAGTCATCATTCTTTGGTTGATAAAATTCCCATTTTCCAGATTCTGGGTTGTCAGAAAACATGATTGGTCCGCAATCATATCCATTATATTTTGGAACATTCAAGTAATATACGGAATTTATTGTACAATTATGGATATGTGGATTGAATGACCAATACTCATTATTTGTACAAAATGCCCAGCACTGATCACTATTATTTGATGCTAAGTTTAATTTACCAAAAATATTTTCAGACTTCCTCATAAATTTTTTATAGAGAACATCAAATAACCCAGTTTGATCTGACTCAACTGAGTTATTTGATGTATATGCATTTGGATCTCGTAATAAATGTTTTTTTCTACTTGAAAAAACATCATCTATCATAATTTTTTTATCTTCTTCACTGATTTTTGCAAAATCGTGTAATATGATCACAGGTAGATCCATATTTACTTATCAATATTGAGTATATAGTTTGGATCTTAGTGGGAATGTTCTGCGGACAATTGGTGATGTTGAAATTCCAACGAAAGCATTTCTATGATAAGTTTCAAATGGCAATTCATCTTTTCTACTCTTTGTGGGGTGCCAGTTAAGTCTACCCCAAGAGAAGATTCCAAAGAAACCATTATCTACTCCAGTATTATCAAATGTCAATGGAGTTGATGAATCAAATGTTTCTTGATCGTTATCAAAAGTACCAAGACCTTTTGCAAGATCGAGAGGTCCATCAACTAGAGTGAGAACTTTAACAACGTCAGTTGAACCATATCCAGGAACAGATTCAGTGGTTCTGTTTATATCATATACTTGATATACATTATCAAAGTAATTGGTAGAAATACCAAGAATACTTCCATCATTATAGAATGAAGTAGCACCATTACCAATATTTGTTCTGGAAGCAGTAAAGTAGTAACTAGTTACTAGACCAGTAATACCTTCGGTATTAATTCCACCTGGATTTATACCAATATCTCTAATAAAAGAATCTGGTGGAATGAATAGACTCATTTCGATTGCAGTTGCACCACTACCAACATTTGTATTGGCAACAGAAACAATAGATCCGAAATCACCATCATATTGAACTTCTTTAATTGGTTCCTTATAAACCTTAGGTTCTTCAATAATTACATAAGGTTTTTGAGTTCCAATATAACCAGAACCATTAGAAGTAACTGTGATTGCACTTATACTACCATTTGTAATAGTACATTGTGCTGTAGCAGTTGTTCCTCCAGGTGCTGGTGGTCCTATAGCAATGGATGGGGTAAACGTATAACCAATACCTGCATTAGAGATAGTTACACTCGTAATAGATCCTGCAGCAGAAACAACTGCAGTTCCGAACCCTGCTTGAGTTTGATCTTGAGAAATAATTTCAATCTTACCTAATTTCTTTTGTATAAGATTTTCTTTTTTATTATCGAAGAATGTAGCAACTCCTTCAACCCATGCAACAGTAGTATCAATACCAACTGGTAGAATCCAATTAGTTATTGGGAACATATATGGTTCATATAATCTTCTATTTTTTCCAACAGGAGAACCATTGATAAACACATCATCAGTTTGTTTGCAGGCCATCACTGGACGTTCTACAGTTTCATCATCTAATCTTCCAATTCCAGAATAAGGATTTGTTAAAAGAATATCTGAAGAAAGAATATCTTCAACACTTCTCTTATTCTCAGTTCTTGATGGAGGATCATCCATAATCTTAACAGTATCACCAATTTCAATTGGTTCTACAATATCAACTTCTTCAACGTCAACATCTCTAGTTCCTCTATAGAAAATAATTCTAGAAGTGTAATCTTTAGGAATTGGTTCGGCAAATATAATCAAACTGCCACCTTTGAAGGTGTAAGCTTGATTTGGAATTTGTAGAACATCATTAATAAAGATCAATAATGTTGCAGATACATCAATCTGACTTCCTGTTCTTGCTCTAATTGATAGTCTTTCACCTTGGAATGAAATTGGGAATACTCTTCTAACACCATCAAACTGATCATCTAAACTATCTAACTGCTGAAGTTGACCAAGTGCCCAAGCATTAAATTCATCACTATGTGTTTCATTTACGGTGATTTGGAATTCGTCAAATGTCTTAGATGTGTCTGTAGGAATACCAGTAGTTCCACCAATTGCAACTGTTAGAATTTCACCTTGACCATAAGCAAATCCATTATTATTGAACTTAAATTCACCAACAGTACTATCTCTACTAACAAACATATCAATAGATGCAGATTGTCCAATTCCTTGAACAGAAGAATCTGAATAAATTAGAGGAATATTAGTGTAGTTAATTGGATCGTCAAATCTAATTAATGGTGGATTTGTGCTCGTATATGCAGTTCCTGGATTTGTAATAGCAACTCCAGTAATATGACCATTTAGAGCAGTTGCATATCCAATGATAGAAACATCAGAAGGTGTTTGTGCAATAACATTAATATGAGTCTGAATGCCAGGTCTGTAACCAGAACCACTATTACCAATACTAATCGATGTAATAGCACCTAATGCAGAGATTGAA